TCCGGGGCAAGGCCAATATCGAGGCGCTCATGGAAGTCATAGGCGCCCAGCTTCAGCAGGTGTATGACTTCTACGACCAGCTTCGGCAGGACAGGGGAGTACATACAGCCGTTGGCAAGCAACTGGACGGTGTCGGTGACATCGTCGTGATGACCAGAATGGAGGCCGGCAAGCTCGCTGGCGACCCGATCCCGTTCGAGGTCATCGACGACGAAACCTACCGTCGGTATCTGATTTACAAAATCCTGAAAAACACCTGCGATTGCACCTACCCGGACATCATCAAGGCGTTTCGGATGTTCTGGGATCGGCCTCTGTACTACAAGGAAGATCCAGCAGAACCCGCGACGATGATTTTTGATACCGGCGAAATGGATGGCACCGTCGATACGACGCCGCTGTTCACCACGCCGCTGCTCCGCGCCGCTGGCGTTACCTTGAAGCTCTACGCTCGGACGAAGACCGAGATGGAGACGGCAAAGCTCTACATTCTGAGCGGCCTCGGCTTTGCCGTCACGGAAACGCTGCTGCCCATCCTCGAACGCGATATTGATTACCGCGCCCATGTGTACGTCAGGGGCGGGTATTCGACCATCGCCGAGGACACGCTCCCCGGCGTCGAGCGAGACTATAAGTTTGGCTTCAAACTCCATCTGGGCGCCGGTCTGCAGGCGGTCTTGGAGAGTACGCTGCCCAATCAGGAGCGCGAAGTGTCCTATGACACCTCTGTTTGCGCTGGAAGCGCGGTTCAGAGCGTCATGGAAACGAGAATCACCGACATGGTGATGAAGTCGGGGAAGATGGCCTCACCGCAACGGTCTGCTGCGAAGCGCACGAAACTCCAAAACCTCCGAGCCGTCGCGGATCGCTTGAAGCGAGAAAGCACAGCAGAGGGCAGGAGCGCCCCGAAAGCAGAGTCCAACAAAACGATTGAAGGAGGAACACAGAAATGAGCTACTATGGCGGAACCGTAACAGTCGCCGGCCGAAATCTCATTACGAGCCTCATGGCTGGGAAGACGATTGAGTTCACCCGCATCATGGTCGGCTCTGGCGCCATGCCCGAAGGTGTTGAGCCTATCGACATGGTCGCGCTGGTCACTCCGGTTGCGGAGGGCGTTTCGTCCGTCGCGACTGTGGAGAACGGCGTACTGAGCATGGTGGTCGAATACCGCAACGACCTGAACGGCGGTTTGCAGGAGGGCTTCTGGCTCCGCGAGTTTGGCGTATTCGCCAAGACCGAGGACACCGAGGAAATCCTGCTCTACTACGCAACGCTGGGCGACAGCCCGCAGCCGGTCAATGCCTACAAGGATAACCGCATTGACATTCGGCGCTATCCCATTTCGATTGCCCTTGAGTTGGATGCCGATGTCCAGATTACCTACAACCCCGGCGCGTTCATCACGTCCGCTGAGGCTGAGGAGCTGGTACGGACGATGGTTCAGGAGGCGATCAGCGGCGTCGGCACCGCAATCATCAAAGACATCACGATTCCCCACACCGGCTGGACATGGCAGGAGGAGAATCCTGATGAACAGGGCGCGTGGGACATGGACGAGTATCGCTACTACGTCGATGTTCCCGTGACGGAGGCTGCGGAAACGCAGTTCCCGAACGTCGCTCTGCATAAAGCGGCCCTTGAGACCGCGAAAAACGCTGGCCTTTGCCCGACGGCAGACCCTTGCCGGTGCGCTGCGCTTCTGGGCAAAGAGAAGTCCTGACGAGGATATGGAGGCGACCATCGCCCTCGTATCTCCCGGTGCCAGCAGCAGTGGGGGAGGCGGAGGCTCGACCTATGTGCTGCCCGTGGCTACGGCAACGCGGCTCGGCGGCGTAAAGATCGGCAAAGGTATCTCTGTGGCAGCGGACGGCACGATCACCGCATCGACCAGCGGCGTCAGCCCCGACGACATGGCCTCCACCGAAGACACGGAATCCATGCTGGACGAAGTCTTCCCCTCTGAGGACGAGAACCCATAAGCTACCGGCAAAGACCATTGAGAGGAGCGATTAAATGGCATACGACACCTCTAAACTCGCAAGCCTTCAGGCTCTGAAAGACACGGCTACCCGTATCAAGAAAGAGTATCTGGCGGCTATCTCCAAGGCTGGTCACGCTTCGTTCCAGAAGGCCGAAGCCATCCCGACCGCGGAGGAGGCACAGGAAAATATCCTGTACCTTGTTAATAACACCGAGACAAGCCACTACGACATCTACGCTCTGGTAGACGGCGCGGTGGAACTGCTGGATGACACCACGGTCAATCTCGACGGTTGCGTGACCGACGAAGAGCTGGCAGCGGCTCTGGCTGGTCTGGGCGGCGGCGCACTCTATGAGGGCACGAAGTCCGACCTGTCCGCATCCGACAGCAGCGTCATCGAGGCGTACTTCGCGGCGCACACCGACATTACCCCGAAGGCGGGCGATGTGTTCGTCGTGACCACCACCGTCGGCGGCAAGGAGTACGAGAAGTCTGCGTACCAGTACACCGGCGAGGCGTGGGAAGCGATGACCGGCAACGTGGACGCCGACAAGGTCATCATGCGCGAGAACCTGATGCTGGCGGGCGATTACGACCGCATCGGCAACTGGACGAAGGACAAGAACGGTACGGCCACAAAGGAAGTGTCCGGCAAGTCCGTCGCGGCGATCCTGAAAGACCTGACCTCGAAGACCCTTCAGCCGACCATCACGGCGAACCCGTCCATCAACGGCTTCGGCCTGAGCGGTGCGGGTGCAGTGGAAGCCGGTACTGCGGTTGCAACCGCGTCCTATCTGGCTGCCAACCTGAACCCCGGTTCCTACAAGTACGGCCCCAAGGCCGGTACTGGCGTCGTGGCGTCCAACTGGAAGGTTGAGCGTATCACCGACGGCGGCACCGAGCAGGTGGCCTCTGTGGATGCCGCGTCCCTGCCTGCGGGCAGCGACAACAACGGCGGAAACGGCTTCATCATCGGCGATGCTGGCGGCGACAATGCCGTGGCGAGCCTGAAGTACCGCGTGACCGCGACGCACGGTGCTGGTGTGCAGGCCGAGGACAACCTCGGCGGCGCGTCCAACCCCGCTGTTGCGATTGCGGCTGGGTCTAAGACGAAGGACTCCGCTGCGTACACGCCGTTCCGTAACTACTTCTTCGGCGCAACCGCCGAGAAGCCGGCTCTGGACAGCGCGTACATCCGCGGCCTGACCAAGTCCGGCAAGGCATACGCTCCTGGCGTCATTACCGTCAACGTTCCCGCTGGCGCGAATCGCGTTGTGATCGCCTGCATCGCTGGCAAGACCGGTGTAAAAAAGGTCATCAACGAGACTGCGCTGAATGCCGATGTGACCGATACCTTCACCAAGAAGACTGTCGCCGTCGAAGGCGCCAACGGTTACACCGCGAAGGACTACAATGTGTGGGTTTTCGAGCCGGCCGTTCCGTACGAGAACGCTGCCGTCCTGAAAGTCACGCTCGGTTGAGAGGAGGGAATGAAAGATGGCAGTCATTAACACCCAGAATAGCTACGCCAAGATGGAGTTCCCGCTGACGATCAAGCGGCAGGATGCGTTCAGCATCGACCCCACCGAGATCTGGCCCTCTCTTGAGGCTGCTCAGGAGTACGCGCAGACCAACCCCACAGCTTACGTCGGCCAGAAACTCTCTGTCGTCGTGGATGGCGTGTCCACGCCGTATCAGATCAAGAACGCGGCCGGTGAGCTGGAACCCCTCGGCGGTACGCCTGCGACCGACGAGGAAGTAGCAGAGATGTTTAACGAAGTGTTCAATTCTGGGGCAACCGGGAACTGATGCTGCGGTGAACAAATATTTTTAATCATCATTAGGAGGAAAACACAATGGCTTACGACAACACCCATCTGGTAAAACTGGCAGCCCTCAAGGCTCTGGCTGAGAAGGTGAAGAGCGACTACGCTCTGAAGGCTGATTTGACCGCTCTGAGCGGCC